TGTGAAAAAAATAACATACAAATGTTTTGGGTTGATAATTAATGGATATGGTGGTATACTGTCCTTGTAAGAATAACATATAAATAGGAGTGAGTAAGATGAAAAGAAAGATGAGTGATCTATTATGTTTCATGACAGGTGCAACAGTAAATAAGGCAGCGGGAGGCTGCTCTTTGCATCTGGATAGTGTAGAGTTAATCTCCCATGCAAGCGAACAGCGTTGTGAAACGATTTTACTTGCTCTTTGTGACCGCTATTACAGCGGTTACGGGAGCAAAGAAACGGAATATGGAACGATCACAAATACAGTATTTTATTATTTTGATCGTATGAAATACAAGATTTACCGCACGCGCTTAGGGCTTTATGTATTTGACGCGCCGATTACGAAGGACGGAAAACTATTATTTTATACGGAAGATGCGAAATATCTTGAAAGCTGGGCAAGCGCGCAATATAATAAATGGAGGGAAGTAAATGGCAAACAAAAAAACTCTTAGCATCGAAGAGTTGCAAAAGATTCTAAGATGCGAAATTGAGGATACCCCGTTCGGCGTGGTGGTTCGGGTGGGCAGTGGTGAAATGAGGGTATATCCTCATAAGTTAAAAGATTTTCTTTATAGTCTGATTTGCCCATTTGATTTTAAAACTAGATCTCAATTTACCATATTCGGATATCTGAGTAAATCTTTGATTTATCTGTGCAAACGGGCAGAGTTGTATCTATACGGATTACCGGACAGTTTGATCTTAATGGATCGCCCTCTAGGAGAGGGGAAAATTGTCTGCCGTGCGTATGACACGGCAGATATCGAAAAATTTGTTATCAATGCTCTACGTGAGCTTGGTATATATTTTGACGAAACGTCAAACCAATATCGAAAGAAAGGAGTGAAAAGCTATGATTTCAATTACTATCGTGGGAAGAACAGTCAATGACATGGACGTAAAAGCATCGAAAACAGGGGACCAATACCTTCGTTTTTCGGTGGCATCTAATCACGGTGACGCGGTAGCCTACATGGACTGCTATGTGTCGGATGAACGGATTGTAAAATTTGCGTCCGACTACGTGAAAAAAGGCAGTGCGGTTGTGGTAAACGGCGAACTTGTAAGTCGTGAGTACGAAGGCAAACGCTACTGGACTTGTTTTGTATCCGGCATGGGATTTGTCCCAACAAACAAAAAATAACTCGTAAACGAAGCAAAAAAATATTATGATAACACAATAGAAACTTAGAAACTGAAAATTTATGTAAATCTGCTATTTCCAAATTATCTCTTCAAACAGTTAAGGAGTGGGGCTGATGTTGGCGTACTGTGAAAAGGGGCATCGTCCCATTATCAAATTAAATTACGCGGATACTTTTTATCCGGTCAAGGAAAGGGTGTCGTTACCGGAAAACGACACCTATTATTTTCCGAGGGGCAAATGGGTCAAAAACTACAAAGAACGCTATCTACAAGACTTTGCAACATTTGACATTGAAGCAACTACCTTTACGGATTTCAATTGGTTTTTCCCGTATGGTATCATGTATCATTGGCAGATGTGTGTTTGCGGGAAGAACTTTTACGGAAGATATTGGGATGAGTTTTTATCCTTAATTGAGCAGATCCGTTCTTTTTATCATCTGGATGAAAAAAATATATTTGTGATTTTTGTCCACAATTTGTCTTATGAATGGCAGTTCATCAAGGAATTTTTTGAGCCGATTCCCGGTGAGTGCTGGAACAATGACAAGAACAAACCTGTCAAGATCCGCTGCAAAGGCGGAATTGAGTTTCGTTGCTCTTACATTTTGACGAATATGAGCCTGAAAAAAGCGTGTGAAAACACAAAAAACGTGATCCACGGAAAAAAAGATGGGGCTCTGGATTATTCGCTTCGAAGGCTTCCATGGACGCCATTAACCTTGACGGAAAAAGAATATTGCTTTAACGACACGCAAGGACTCTATGAAGTTTGCAAAGAAAAATTACGGGAAGAGAAGAACGGGTTTTATTCCCTTCCGCTCACCGCTACGGGATACGTCAGACGGCTGGTCAAAGAGTATTGCAAAGAAGATCTGGAGCAAAGGCGTATGGTACAGGGCATGGAGCCGGACGTAGATTTCTATGATTTAATGGTCAAAGCCATAAGAGGAGGAAATACCCATGCAAACAGATATTACGCCGGAAAGTGCCTAGAAAATGTAGCAAGCGCGGATTTAACGAGTGATTACCCTTATCAGATGATGGCAAAATATTATCCTGTAACCAAGTTTGCGAAAGTCTCGGATGCGATGCTAAACGATTCCGAGTTTGTGGACTTTTGCTTGGATCATTATTGCTGCATTTTAGAAGTGGAGTTTTGGGACATTGCCGTGAAAGACTTTACCCCGATTCCTTATCTTGCTACTGCAAAATGTGGGGAAATCTGGGCAAGTAAAAAATATAACCGCACGATCTACGACAACGGAAGAATTTTGTGTGCCGGTCACGTTTCCACCGTTTGCACCGAACTGGATTTTGAGATTATTTTGCGTCAATATAAGTATGGAAATTGTTATATCAAAGCGATGTATACCGCCGAGAGGGGAAAACTTCCGATTGGAATCCGGCGTGCCATCATGGATCTATTTCAGGAAAAGACAAAATTAAAAGGCATCAAAGAAAAGAAATACGAGTACGGGAAAACAAAGAACCTCTTAAATGCCATTTACGGGATGCTATGCACCAATACTTGTAAAGACGGATGGGCGCTCTTACCAAACGGGGATTATAAAAAGCATGAGTTGACATACGAAGAAAAGAAAAAAGCAATTCACAAGGTGTATCACAAGGGATTCGTCGCCTATGAGTGGTCGTTATACGTCACGAGCCACGCGAGATACGACCTCCAGACCATGATTGATCTGATCGGCATGGATGTGGCGTACTGCGATACGGACAGCGTGAAATTTTTAAATGGAGAAAAACATCTGCAAAAGATCTATGATTACAACGAACGGGTAAAAAAAGGATATGAGAAGTTAGATTTGCAGCCAATTGCTTATGACCGAAAAGGAAAAGCGTCTTATATGGGTACGTTTGACATCGAGGAAACTTGCACGTATTTTGTCACCTGGGGCGCAAAAAAGTATGCCTCTGTCCACAAAGAAGAGGTTGGATACAGTGTAGATATTACGGTCTCCGGCTGCAACAAGGAAAAAGGAAGCGAAACAATCATGACATTACTTGGCGGAAAATGGGTGAAAGAAAACGGAAAGAAAGTGATGCGGATTACGAAGCAGCAAGCAAGCAGGCTGGGCACAGCCTTCTGTAAAGGAAGAATTTTTTCGGAAGAAGAATCCGGGCGAACTGTGGCATATCGCAATAGTGCGATTGGCGAAATCGAAGTATCCGATTGCTACCATCACAGAGGAAAACTATTTGTCCCAAGTAACGTTGGCGTGGTAAACACGACCTATCAACTTGGAATTAAAGGCGATTACGAAGCAATCCTATCCGATTGCGGCATAGAGATTTATGATTAAGGGAGGAAAGGAAATGGCAAAAAGAAGAAAACCGGGTGTCGGCGCATACGAATCTTACAATGGGATTTTCGATTTACCGCGTGCGGAAATGGAGCGAAACTTAAAGAGTCTTGCTAAAACGGCAAACTCCAGAATCCGAAGACTTCGAAAAGCAGGTCTATTAGACTACGCGGAAAAATATCAGGAATACAGAGAGTTGCAGGAGCGGAACATGTTTCGGGAGTCCTATAAGCGCCTAACCTTAAAAGAACTTGCAAAAGAGATTCGTTACGTATACAACTTTTTATCTTCCGGCACGAGCCTGAAAGCGGGGGCAATCCAATACAAAAAAAACCTTGCCAAGGCAAGGGAAACCATCGAAGAGAAAACAGGCGTCGGGCTTACCTATATAGACCGTTCTGGGGATATACCCAGAATCCGTAGGGTAACGGATGAAATGCTGGTAGTCTTTTTTCAGTCGGACGCATACAAAAGCTATCGGCGTTACGCCAATTCCGAAGAACTCATAGAAACCTTTTTTGAAGAGTTTTATGACAATTCAAAATCTTTTGAGGAAGTTCTAAAAGCCTTTGAAAAATTTACTTCCGCGCACAAATCAAGTGCAGAAGCCGCCTATCTTCGGGCAAAGGCAAAAAGAGAAAGGGGAGAGGGATATCGCAGAACAAAAAAATAAGATCCTATTATCAAGTCCCATATGGAAGGAAGAAGAGGAAGTAAGAATCAACGGCGCTCCTCTGATCAATATCAAAAACGATCTGGCGAAAGGTTATTTTATGACCATGGTCATTGCCGTTCGAAATTCCGGAAAAACATACAGTGCCGTGGAAGCAATTCAAGACATGGTGCGAAGTGGATTTGACCCATTGCATGGCTGCCGCTTCCGGTTTCTCTACCTACGCAGGCGATGGGACAATGAACTAAAGTACGCCAAAGACTCTCTCTTTGCGGATCATGATGATCTCCATTTTTATTGCAAGGGAAAAGAATATTATTACGTGTACAATGGAAAGTCCTACCCTTGCGGGCAATGCGCGCCGCTATCCACATTAAAGAGTCGAGGTATTCAAGTACCTCATTTAAAACTGATCTTTTTTGACGAATTTACGGCAAAGCCGGGGGAAACCTATCTGCCGGGAGAGTTTATCACCTACGCGGGAGCCATCGAAACCTTAGTCCGCGTCAAAACGGATGTCCGAATTTTGCTATGTGGAAATGCAGGGCGTTTCTATAATCCCTATACGATCAACTACAATATTAACCTGGTCGAAGGACAATATAAATACACCCTGCCGGAAAACGGGGTACATCTGCATATCTACGGAAAAGAATATGCAAGACTGCGAAACGAAAGTCCGGTCGGAAAACTGTTTAAAGGGACTTCTTATGATGCTTGGGCTGGATCGGTCGATTGGGAAGAGGAAAACTGGGCGAACATTGAGCCGCGTCCCAGAAGAACCAGAGATATTTGCAGTATCCGCTATTATAACGACACCTTTTTAATTTCCGCCACCGATGAGGGGCAAAAGATCTATGTCCAGCTTGGTAGCCGTATGGAAGGGCATCATTACACCTTTGACACACAAAACGTGTCTGAAAACGCTTTGTATTTCGGGCGTAAAAATCCAATCATGAATCTCTTTCGTAACCTTTTTGCAGTTGGGAGAGTGTATTTTGTCAATCGAAAAACAGCGTCTTTATTTCTCCCCATTTTGGACTTTATAAAGGCGATGAATTGACAAAAACTTATAAATATGATATTATGAGATTGGAAGGGCATGTATAGAAACGTCCCGAAGAGTACCGCCTAGAAACGGTGGGACTATATGACTGCTCTCACTCCGGCAGACTTGCCCTTCTGCCATTTGTAACTTTCTCCCTTAATCGAAACCATGTTCGAATCTATCATATCTAACCAAAAGAAAGGAGTGAGAGTTGTGGACGTAAGTGTCATTACTCAAGTAATTTCTTCTCTTGGATTCCCAATTTTTGCGTGCGTTGCCATGGGATACTATATCTATTTGCAGCAAAAGAACCACAAAGAAGAAATCAGTGAACTAAAAAAAAGTATCGACAATAACACCGAGATGCTGAATCAAATCTTAGGTTTTATTCAGTCAGTAGAAACAAAAAGGAGTGAAGAACCATGATCTCTGTCAATGTAAACGTGGAGGAAAAGGAACTAGAATCCGCCTTAGAAAGCGAAGCGTCCTTTTCCTCTTTTTGCAATCAGACTGCCTTAAACTTGATGTTTGCGCTGATGCGTAACCTCATTTTACAAAAAAAGGAAGGAGGGGAAGAGAAATGAAAATGCTCTTAATTGCGGGGCATGGTGCAGGTGATCCGGGAGCGGTCGGAAACGGAAAAAGTGAGTGCAATCTAACCAGAAATTTGTGTACGCTTATGATGACCGAAAACGCATACTTGGATGCCGATTTGGAGATTGAGTTGTACCCGACTACAAAAGATTGCTATCAGGAATCCAAATCCGGAAGAGTGCCAAACTATGCTGCCTATGATTATGTGTTGGAAGTACACTTTAACTCGTTTTCTTCCGCTTCCGCCTACGGATCCGAAATTTTGATCCATCCATCCGAAACAGGGCATACGGTCGAAGATGCAATCTTAAAAAATCTGGAAGCCATCGGATTTTACAATCGGGGTGTGAAAGAAAGAACGGATCTTTTAAATATGAACAATTGCAGAGGTAGGGGCGTATCTTATGCGCTTTTGGAAACATGTTTTATCAGCAATTCCGATGATATAAACTTATATTTATCCCAAAACAAAGCGGTAGCCCGTGCCGTCTTAACCGGGATCATTTCCGGTTTCGGTCTTTCCTCCGCCGAAACAGAAGGCGGCACGCTCTATAAAGTACAGGTAGGCGCGTTTACGAATAAGGCAAATGCGGAAAAGGTGCGGGAGGAATTAAAGAAAAAAGGCTATGAAGCGTTTGTGACGGTGAAGTGATATGGAAATGGATCATACAGAAATTATAAAATATGCCATTGGCAATTTCTTTCGTGGTCGGAAGGAAGTATTTGATATCCGATCTTACCATATGATCAATGTCGAAATGCATCGTGATTGTGATTATGTGTTTTGCGATGTTCTTATCGGTAGAAAATCTTATATTTATATTTTCAAATTATCCGGTATGCATATTTTAGCATATAATTCTTTTCCATATCGTTTGCCGTAATAGGAAGGAGTGAAAAAAATGAAGTGTATTGAAACATATATGGAAGATCACCATATAAAGGATTACCGGATTTTAGCAAAAATCGAAGAGCCATTAGCCACAAAGTGCTATGTAGAAATCCTTCGGGAGCAAGAGGAGGAAAACTGGCTTTATATTTTTTATGCCATAAGCGAAGAGATCACCAGACCGCCCGAGATCTATCGACTTGTTCCATGGGGCAAGATTTTAGACGAGGAAAAAATTGATATCGAGGTGGAAAACAGGAAACGAGCGTGCGAAGCCTTGCTACTTTGCATCAAAGAAACCGGGTGGCAATGTATCGGGGTATTAGAATCCCGTATCTTGTATTACGCGCATCCCTCTAAGCCGGATATGCTCTATCAATTTGTCTTCTCAGGGGATGGAACCTTTCGGGAGATGAATACGCTTGGCGATTATTGGGAGGAGGAGGAGGAATACTAATTATGGCAGATGAGTTATTTCGGGGGTGGTGGATCAACCGCTTCCCGAATAGAATCTTAGACTCTACCGAACATAGTGATTTTAACCGCTGGGCAATTGCCTACACCCTGAAATCCTGGGGATGGTCAGACGTAGCGGCAGCTGGAGTCGTGGCAAACGTGATACATGAATCGTTTGCAAATCCCGCTTGTTGGGAATATTGCGCGGATGTGGAGCATCAAAATTATGCCGGGAGCTGTGGCTATATTCCGGGTGCCTATCTGTTTGCGTGGACACCTTGGACAAAATGGGGAGATTATGCCACGGCTCACGGAATGGAAGAGTATGACGGCTGTGCACAAATGCAATTTCTCATTGATACCCTCTCCCAATACTGGTTTTTGTATGACCATTATGGATTGGGGTCAGACATGTTTCCCACATGGGAAGATTATGCGTATCGCAGCGACTACACGCCGGAAATTGCAGCGAGAGCCTGGTGTTCCTACTACGAAAAACCAAATGAAGATCCAGCCATCAACCACATTGCTGAGCGTATTGCATCGGCGCAGGAATGGTATACAAAGATTACAACCGAACAGCCGCCATCCGGCTTGCCATCTTGTGCGGGCGGCGGCTGCATCTACAATCCGAGGTTATCGGATGCAGGGATGCAGGGCGCAAAATACTGGTACACCGAAACAAATCCCTTTTATCCGGAATATGGATTGCCAAACTGTACGTGCTATGCCTGGGGCAGGTGGTGGGAAATCTGGGAACAGTCTGGTTATACAGACGGGATTCCACAGCTACCAACATCAGACGGCGGGCAGTGGTGGGCGGATAACCTATCATCCGGCACCTACGCCACAAGCCCTGACCCATCGCTTGGCGCGATAGCCTGCTTTGAAGACCTGGACGGGGGTGCCGGGCATGTGGCAGTCGTGGAACAAATTGATGTAGACGGAACCGTTACCCTCTCCAATAGTGCCTACGGCGGGGATTACTTTTTACTTGGATATCTTCCCCCCGGGGAAACCATCCTTTGGGGACATTTCCGTTTGCAAGGTTACATCATCAACCCTCATGCGTGCGGTACCATTACCCCACCAAGCCCGGGAGAAGAGGGAAAACATAAATTATTATTCTTTTTAAAACCATTTTGGAGAATGAGGAGGTGAAAACGTGTCCTTTACCGAAATTTTAGCAGAGTATCTAAAAGATAAAAACGAACAGACAGATCTGGATTTTATGGAAGCAATCACTGCCGCCCATAACGAAGAAACTGGCTCAGGATCCGAGCAGATCAGCAAACTGGAGGGAGAGCTAGCCACTGCAAAACAGGAAAAAGAGGATCTGGATAAGGAATGGAAAGAGAAATACAAAAAAGCATTTCTATCCAAGCCGAAAGCCGAGGAGGGAGGGGAGCCCGAAACGGAAGAGGAAGATCCAATGAAAAAAGTGTTAGCGAGTGTTCGTAACATTCATTAATTAGTAAGGAAGGGGAGTATAAATTATGTTATTTTACACTGGTTCCAGTTCAGATGTCCTGAATGCGGTGCGCAATCAGGCGGGAACAAATTATCAGAATTATGTACCGATTGCCACACCGGGTGCGGAAAACCTTGCCGCCATCGGTGCCATTATTATGGATCATGTCGATCTTCGCAACGCGTTTTGTGACACCTTAGTCAATCGCGTTGCTTTTGATGTCTATAAAGTCGAGTCTTGGAAGAATCCGCTCGCACAGTACAACAAGCGTGAGATTGATTATGGATATGTAGTCAACGAAATTTTCCCGGGACTTATGAAACCGCATGCCTATGACATTACCGAAGACGGCGTAGAATTTGCGGGAATCGAAAAGCCGGATGTTCGAGTTGCCTTTCATTATCTCAATACCAAACGCTATTACAAGGTTTCCATTTCCGATGAAAACTTAAGGGAAGCCTTTACGGGAAATGCGGAATTTGTTTCTTTCTTTAACATGGTTTTGTCGCAGATGAATGAGTCGGACGAGTATGACGACTACCAGATCACGAAATACATGGTAGCCCGCGAAATCGTAAGAGGAAGAATTACCCCGCTCTACATTGGAGCCGCAAACACCGCGGATACTTACTCAGATCTTAATGTGGCTTTTCGCACGCTGGCAAAAGTGTTTACCTTCCGTCGCAGGGAATACAACACCGCCGGGGTACTGGGGCTTTGCCCGCTGGAAAAACAACGGATGTGGGTGGATGTATTGAGTGATGAGAGGATCAACGTAAAAACCTATGCGGAGGTCTACCACATTGAGGAGGCGGACACGTATGCCCGTAAAACCCTGGTGGACGACTGGACAACGTTTGATTATGAGCGGCTTGCACAAATCATTACGGATGATCCGGATTACAGAGAGTTTAACGCTTCTGAATTGGCATTACTTGGAAACGTCAAAGCCGTGCTGATGGATATTGATTATATCCAGAATTATCCGGGGTTAAAGCGATCCGCTACCTGGGAAAACGGTCAGACACTCTACCGCAATTATTGGCTGCATGACTGGAAACTCTATGCGGTATCTCCCTACGCGTGCCGTGCGGTGATAATTGCGCAGGCAAGCAACACGTCAACGATTACCAACGTTACCTTAAATACCGCATCTACAACCGGATACACGGCAACCGCAAACACAGGTGTGCAGCTTTACGCAACCGTAACCGGAACAGGAGCTTTCTCTCAGGAAGTTACTTGGGAACTCTCTTCCCCTTCCTCTGTACCAAATGCTTCGATTACGCCAAATGGGTTCTTATCTACAACCACAGACTATTCGGCAAGCGGCATCGGTGTCAAAGTAACGTCCGTTCAGGATCCGAGCAAAACGGCTACGGCTACGGTCGGAAAAGCGTCAGCATAAGGAGGTGTCGTATATGCCAAGCGAAAATTGGGGAAAAACCGGAATCAGTGCGGATGTGCTTAACGCCATCCGCAATCAGGCATCCGATCATTATAAGGATTATGTGCCGATTGTTCAGCCTGGGACCAACGATGTGTTTACGGTCGGCAATGTGATCCTGGATCATGTGGATATCCGAAATGAATTTTTAAGCGTGCTGCCAAACGTCATTAAGGACGATTCCTATTTCCAATACGATTTTGTTAACCCATTTGAAAAGTTTTACTATCGTGGCTTTGCGGAAGAAGCGGACGTGATTCAGCATATCTTTGTGCAGGGTCCGGATACGGTACCCTATGATATTGCGGACAGCGAATCTTTTACGCAAAATTATGATCCGAAAGTAAAGACCGCGTACTGGTATCAGAGAGTCAAATATCAGCAGAACTGGTCAATCGCATATGATGAATTGAAATTGGCGTTTAAGAATCCCGCTATGATGGACGCTTTCTTGTTGAATCTAAGGCAGAAGAGTGAGTATCAGAAGACCGTGTACACATGGGAGTTGTGTCAGTATATGGCGTTTTGGTTGAATAGTTTGGAGAATATTAATTCAAATACTGCAAATACAATTGGTTCGTTATTTAACAATATGTTGCATAGATATTATACAACATTCCATAATACATTATACGGTAGTATTGTAGCGTCAGATATTATATTTATAATAAGTAAAAACGCATTTTATATCTCAAATTTACTTAATTTCCACATTGATTTATTAAATAAATTACTAAACTTCCCATTAAATTTTATTATGGTACAACAGGATAATTTTTCAGTCTCCATAAACACAAATATAATCGAAAACTATAAATCAAATATTGTTACTGATATTTATTTAATGTGCGATCGCAATACTTTCAGTTACTACGACACCTTAGACACAACCAATGTTTTTGACAACCCACAAACACTCAAATACAACTTTACGCGCAACATTAGACAGATCTACGGAATCAGCCCTTATGCGACCGCCATTAAGGGGGTCATTCAAAGTGCACAATCGGAAGCGGGTGAATAAATGCCATCAACGATTTTTCGATTTTATTCGGGCGTGCCGCTGGATATGGGATATCAGAACCATGTCTATGCCACAAGCCCTGGCGGCTATTCGTCAGCGTTATCCGCCTATTTAACGCAGACAGCATCGAATCAATCCTATCACCGGATTGGATCGCCGTTAGAGGTCAATCTCTCTTTTGCGGCACTATCCAGCTGTAATTATGTGGCGATTCAAAATCCGGGAGAGCGGATCTATTACGGGTTTGTAACCGATGTAACGTATATTTCCCCTGCAAATACGCAGGTCACGTATACCATTGACGTGATTGGAACGTACTTAAATCAGGGGTATGTGAGCCTTGGTAGTAGCTATGTAGAACGCTGCCACTCCTCTACGGATAACGTAGGGGACAATACGGTTCCCGAAGATGATGTAACTGCCGAAACGCTCTGTAATTCGGTTACGGCTTCCGATCTATACGAAAATGGAAGTTATATTGTGGTATCCGCTGCCTATGACCTCAATGAGTACCATGCGGACACGTGGGGCGAGATGATCAATGGCATCTACCAAGGGGCAAATCTCTATAAATACGCAACGAGCGACTACACAACGCTTAATGAGGACTTAACCCATGCGGCGGATGATAACCAGTTAGAGAGTATTCTTTCCATCTTTATGTTCCCTGTCAAGTATTATCCGGCAGTCAATTCTGATCTGCCGCTGCTAGGGTCGGTACAAGTCCCGAATAATACCATCCACGCACTAGACGGATATACTCCCGTCAACAAAAAGTTGTATACCTATCCCTATCGGTATTTAGAGGTTGATAACTCCGAAAATGCAACCCTGCAATTTCACTATGAGTTGTTTGACAATCCGTCCCAGATTGCATTTACGTTGCAGGCGTGCGTTACGCCTACGCCTGTCATTGGATGCAATGCCGCAGGCTATGGGGAGTCGAACCGATTTGCCGCGGCAAACAGTCTGATGATGGAGTCTTTTCCGGTTTGCTCTTTCGTGGCAGACTCCTATCGTGCATGGTACGCGATGAACAAAAATGCTTATCTCGGGCAAAACTTATCGGGTCTGGTTGGGATTGCGGCAAGCGCGGCAACAGGGAACATCATTCCCGCTCTTACAGCAGTCGGACAGTTTGGCAGCTCCCTGCTTGCGCAGAATGTTTCGTTTTCGGATAAGGAAAAATATATATCCAATACCGTAAAAGGAGCAGCGGCAAGTGATCTGGAGTATGCCACGGGGCAAAAAGAATTTTATTTTCGGGAGATGTGCTGGAGGGGTGAAATGCTACGAATTAAAGATCATTATTTTACCATGTACGGCTATCAGCAAAATAGAGTCGCCACTCCTCCAAGGCACAACCGCGCAAAATGCACCTATGTAAAAACAGTAGGATGCAACGTTTCCGGATCCGCTCCAGCGGATGCAATCGAAGAGATCAAGCAGATTCACGATAGAGGAATCACGTACTGGAGCAGCTTTGCAAACTTTTTCGACTACACAAACAATACGCCACTCGGTTAAGGAGGTGATAAGATGCCAAAAAAAGTAACCCCACGCCTTGCAAAAAGCGAGGTTCCGGGTGTCTTTCAAATGCAGTATCAAAAACAATCGGATGCCCATGCGATCTATCAAAACGGAAATGCCCTGTCTTATTACCGCAATCGCCTGCGAGATCTGGCACTGGTTCGATATGTGTATGATTTTGGCGACTCGGTTCCGCTCCTGGAATCTTCCAGACTCAATCTCATGCTCTACAATTACAAGGAACTTGCGATTGCAAGGGCGGACAGCGGCGATCTGGTCATTTTGCCGTACACCTTAACAGATATCAAAACGATTTACGGGTACCCCTCTCATGTGCGGATTTATTCACCGTACACCACCTTTCAGATAGAAAGAGATTATGAGGAGATTGCACTGATACGGGATAATATTAGTTCTTACTCTACCGTCTCGATTGTGGAGTATTTTGCAACGAGTCTCTATATTATTGACCGTACCATTTCCGTGAATCTCTATAACCAGAAAACGCCGGTTCTCATCGTTGCGGAAAACGATGCGCAAAAGCTGGCAGTGAAAAAAATGTTTAAAGAGATTTCGGATTTTGAACCCGCCATTGCGGCAACCAGCGATTTTACGGGTAACAATATGCAGGTGCTTCCTATCAATGCGCCGTTCCTCTCTGATAAGCTTTATGATATCAAACTTCGGATCTGGAAAGAAGCGCTTTCCGCGCTCGGAATCCCGTCTACGGAAGGCAAGAAAGAGCGAAGCATCACGGGAGAGTTAGTGCAAAACATTGGCGAACATGTTTTTAGTGCCTACACCTCTTATCTGGTCTTAAAAGAGGGGTTTGACCGGGCAAACAGGGTCTTTGGGACAAATCTGACGGTCAAATATAACGACACGATTTTAGAGGACAGCGGTTTTGACAACCTGTTTTTAACTCCAAGGTCGGAAGGTGGGGGAGGTGTGATACCAAATGACGACTAATACGCTACAAATGATCGGAGCCATGCTTGGCGGCAATCAAGTCCCGGTCAATTACAACGGGATCGATTACATGATCGAGACGATACAAAATTGGTTGTTTGATTTTGATTTTCCGTTTTACGACGATAATTTAAAAGATTCCTTTTGTAAACATTGGATCCTACATTTTTTCATGAGCGAAATTGCATTCGAGACGGTGGCAAGGTTTAAGCTGGAAGTCAAGGACACGTTTTTAACTTTAATGCCGCAATACAATAAGATGTTTTCTTTGTATGCAGAAGATTTTGAAATTGATGAGTCCGTAAACTACACAAGAACCTATCAAGGGACAACAAAGGGGCAGCATAATCGGAATCTAACCGAAAACGAAGATGCCACGTTTAACGGCAACGTAAACCGCACGCAGTCCAATACCATGACGGCAGGCGGGCAAGATACTCTTTCGATCAACAACGCAAACCGAAATGCCTATTCCGATACCCCGGAAGGGACACTTAGCAATGTCGAAAATCTAAGCTATCTCTCAGATTACCGCTTAACCGAAGACGTAGGAACAAACACAACCACCTACGGGCGGACGGATAACGGCACGGAAACGGAAGGCATTGACACAACCAACCGGGATAACCGGGTACGAACCGAAGGGGAAAATGGTACCACGACAGGCGAAGACCAGCACACGGAAACCGTAAGAGGTAATATGGGCGTCAATCCCCTGTCCGTAGATTATGATCGCTTCTACCGACTCATGAAAAGCCCGATGGAGCTGTTCTTTTCGGATTGCCGCAAACGGTTGTTTTTGATGAGCTGGGATTTATGGTAAGGAGGTAATAATATGGCTTATTTTGATGATATTCACTTTCCGCCCTTTCCGTATGGGTGGGATCTTCCGGCAGTCTACACATCCGAACTATCTTATCAGCAGTTGCTGTATGCGGTATGGCGTGGGGTAACGGATGCGATTGCCGCGGGTAAGGACTTGCAAGAATATGTCACCCATTATCTGGACGGGCTGGACATTACAGGAGACGTACAAGACTACATCAATCAATTAATTGAGGATGGCACGCTTCAGGATTATATCAATATTGATATGTTAAACGACCGCGTGTATTTGAATCATACGTTAAACTCTGTCTTCTTTCAGCCAATTTCCAGAGGAGAAAATCCGGCGCACGTCACGGCAACGGATGTTACAAGCGCAGATCTTGCGGCGTGGAGAGCGGAAAACGGGATCCCTTATCTTCCGGAAGGTACTTATACCAACTCAGGGGACGGGAATCTTGCCAATGCCCAAGCGCGAATCGGGAATGCGCAAGTGTACAATGCCGGAACGGTAGGGACTTACCCGAACAATATTGTAAATCTTTCGCAAAAGGGACTGATTGCAAATCATCTCACCTATGAGGGAAACAAAGTTGCTCCACAAATTGCGGTCTCTACGCTGATCACCGATAACAGCGGAGGGGATAGCTTAACGACTTGCGCAGCAGGGATCTACTCTTACGTGGAGCAAAACGGCACCAATACCAGGCAGGCACCGAAGGCGATTATGGGCGTATCGGTCAATGGGGCTGGAGGGGATAACGACAGTACCGGTGTTGTCGGATATTCCTACAAAAGAAACATTGATCCAGCCGAACCAGCAGACGTGGAAGCACCCGGCGGAATTGGAGACTGCGCAGGAGCGGGAGGAGCTTGCTGGCAGTTCAGCAATCAGACAGGACTTGCCATTGGTGGGGAGTTTTCCTGCCATCAGCAAGTAGCGGGAACCACCGCGAACGATGGAGCCACAGGACATAATAAATCCATGGCTTTGCATATTACGACCAATTCCATGGGGTCATCTTGCGCCAATGGGATTGCCTTTGACGGTGGTGGAAATGACTCAGGATATTACAGTTTCTGGAATGCCATCTGCTTTGCGCCTTCTACCTTTGCGCAAAGTGGATCTGTGGCAGCGGGAACCACGCTGTTAAACTTCCATGCGTGTACCTCTTTGTATCCGGATATTGCGTTTAAAATGGGAAACGCAGGAACGCATTTTTGGAGGGATTCCGGAAACATCCGTTTACAGGCGGATGGTTTGGATATGCATAACTCCGACTATACCAACTTCGGGCTTCGCTTTATTGGCTCTTCCCCATTTATCGGATTTTACACTGGTACGGTTGGAGCGGATGGTACTTCCAATACGACCCCAAAAGGTTCGATCACCTCAACAGCAGCAGGTGCGATTTCCTTGCGTTCCTATGACGCAACGGGTGACGATCCCACAAGAAGTTGGGGTGTTATCATCTCCAAAGCGGAAGGAGCGGTCTACCCCACCTCTTCCAATGTGTACAGCTTAGGAAGAAATAATGCCCTCTGGACGCAGGTATTCGCGGCACAGGGAACCATCAACACTTCCGACCGAAGAAAGAAAACGGACATTCAGGCGATTTCCGATTCGGTGTTGGATGCATGGGCGGAAGTGGAGCCGAAGTCCTTTAAAATGATCGATGCCGTGAAAGAAAAGGGCGAGAAAGCAAGAACCCATTTCGGATACGTTGCTCAAGACGTAGAAGAAGCGTTTACCAAACACGGTATTGATCCGTATCAATTCGGAATCCTTTGTAAAATGGAAACCCCGGCAAAAGAAGCGCAGTATAATACCGTAAGAGTGATTGACACCCCTGCGGTAACGGACGATGAAGGGAACATCGTAAAAGAAGCAACCTATAGAGAAGAAAAGATGCTCATTCAAGAAGCACAGGAAGCAGAGGAATATCTTGGAATCCGCTATGAAGAAGCGTATCTGCTCGATATCGCGCTCTTTAAACGGAAACTAAAATAATGTTTCACGTGAAACAAAAAAAGAGGGGCTTATTGCCCCTCTTGCATGAAATGCATGCATTCAATTGCTTTAAATCTTAGATATTGCTCTAACATAATATCTAGGTTTGTTTTAAATTCCCGTTCTAAATCCGCGTCATAACGATATTCATACAGTTTTCCATCTAAGTAAATGCTGATGTTGATGCCGTTCTTCACTTCTCTTCACCTACTTTCAGATCAATACGAATAGTATATTCACGATCACTTTCCCACATTTTTTACACACCAAAATAAATTCATGCCCTACGGTGTCCCCCCTGTTCGTCTTTGACTTCGACATGTGTAAGCTCTTGCATATCATGTAAACATCGTTTTTCCGTTCTGCCATTTACAACGGACACCACAACCAAAAATAAGACAGCTAGCATCAGACAAACTTGCCAACTCAATCCCTTCTACCCCACCTTTCTTTATATGTCTTGATAAGATTCTCCCGAATGGAAAAGACAAGATCAAACAGTGCCCCTTCTCTCTTCCGATCATTTTCTTCCATATATGGAAGATCTTCTTTGGTTTGTTCGATGTACCGATCACATAACTCAATCATTATCATGCAATCAATCTTTTCTTCTAACATCTTCACTCACCTCTCTTAATGTGTTAGGAGCCACAATAACTCCAATTGCCGATATAGCCAGTAATAAAATAATATTTGCCATCCGTTCACTCCTATTTATATGTTATTCTTACAAGGACAGTATACCACCATATCCATTAATTATCAACCCAAAACATTTGTATGTTATTTTTTTCACA